TTTATGGTTGGGATAAATTTGGAGGCAGAGTATTAGGTGACATCTTGTTAAATGACCAGAGTCTTCGAACAATGCTGATTTAAAACGGCTTTGCCAGAGAATACTACAACGAAGCCAAAATCTTCTGGGTTGATCCAAGACTTGTAAATAACTGATGAGTAAATTCAGCGAAGAAGTTCTTATTAAGGCACCATACAGGCGCCAGACCTGGGATGATAGTCAACTGGAAGAATTTCTTAACTGTGCAGATCCATCCAGCGGCCCTGATTATTTTTTAAAAAACTTTTTCTATATACAACATCCCACACGTGGAAAATTAAAATATCAGCCCTTTGACTATCAAAACAAACTGATTGACACTTATCACCGATATCGTTTCAGTATCAGCATGCTGCCAAGACAAACTGGCAAAACCACCAATGCTGCTGGTTATCTATTGTGGTATGCTATGTTTGTTCCAGATTCCACGATATTAGTGGCAGCACACAAGTATGTGGGCAGTCAGGAAATCATGCAGAGAATTCGTTATGCCTACGAATTGTGCCCGGATCATATTCGTGCCGGAGTGACTAGCTACAACAAAGGCAGTATAGATTTTGAAAACGGCAGTAGAATTATCAGTACCACAACCACTGAAACCACTGGCCGAGGCATGAGTATTTCTCTGCTTTACGCAGACGAATTCGCGTATGTGCGTCCCACTATCGCTCGGGAATTTTGGACCAGTATTAGTCCTACTTTGGCCACCGGTGGCAAAGCCATTATTACCAGCACTCCCAACAGTGACGAAGATCAATTTGCATTTTTGTGGAAAGGTGCCAACAAATGTCTTGATGAATACGGTAATACTACAGAGTTGGGTATCAACGGTTTTCGCGCATTTAGAAGTTATTGGTGGGAACACCCAGATCGAGATCAGGCCTGGGCAGATCAACAACGTGAGGCACTCGGGGTTGATCGTTTCAAGAGAGAGATGGATTGCGAATTCATCATCGATGCCGAAACGTTAATAGCACCTGCTAAATTATTGGATCTAGAACCCTCTGAACATGTCTATAAAACAGGACAAGTCCGTTGGTTTAACCGACCACAAAAAGATAAAATATATGTAGTAGGTCTAGATCCCAGTCTAGGCACAGGTGGAGATCCGGCTGCTATACAAATTTTTGAGGCTGGTAATACACAACAAATAGGTGAATGGACCCACAATCGCACTACCATTCCTGAACAAGTTCGAATTCTCAAAGACATTGTCAATCATATCTACGAAGTCACACAAGATGAAAATCAAGTGTATTATACCATAGAAAATAATACCATTGGCGAAGCTGCACTGATCAGTATCAACGAATTAGGCGAAGAAAATATCAAGGGATATTTTTTGTCCGACACCTCGGTGCTGACCAATGGTAGAAGATTTAGAAAAGGCTATAATACCACAGCAAAAACCAAATTAACTGCTTGTAGCAAATTAAAAAATCTCATCGAAAGCGGTAAAATGAAGATACACAGTCGAGCTTTGATCAGTGAGTTAAAAACTTTTGTATCATCGGGCTTGAGCTATGCAGCTAAAATTGGCGAACGAGATGATTTGGTAATGGCCACTATTTTAGTGGTAAGAATGTTACAGACTTTGCAAACTTATTATTCCGATGTTGATCGCCATCTCAGAGATCACGATGACGTGGTGTTAGAACCCATGCCGTTTATTGCCATGATTAGATAAATATATTACTATGATTACCAACGACATTTTACCAAGAGCTGTGCACGATATGTTGACCACTAGAAATTTTTATGTTAGATCAGTGGATTCATCTACTGGACAAACACCATTGGACGAACAAGGTAATATAGACTTTGGTCAAGTTGATTTGATGATTTTTCAGTATATTGGTCCTTCGGGCAAAAACTATGGAACTGTGACCTTGGTTTTAGATAATGGTAATCTGCAATTATTTTTTGGTGATAGATTTGCTAAATCCATGGAACCCGAAGATAAAAAAGATTGGTTTGGTAATTCAAATTCTCCGGGATTTTTGGAACAATTAAAAAAAATGTCTGTGCGACATAACTTCAGCAGTTTTCAACTGTCTAATCCCAGTAAACTCAAATACACTAAACAAGGAATCTCGGCTATAAAAAAAGGATTGTTAGAAGAAAGTTTTTCTGGTAATCGTAAAATCAGCTACAGTGGAGATCCCAAATCGGCCAGATTAATGATACGTCATAGTCGTCCCATGGACACAAACGAGTCTAGACATCAACACATCGAAAGTCTATTCATTGAAACAGCCGACGGAGAAAGATTCAAATTACCGTTTAGAAAACTCAGTGGTGGGCGAGCCATGCTGGAACATGTTCGACAAGGTGGTCGTCCTTGGGATCTACGAGGTCAACACATACAAGAAATAGTAGAACAAATAAATTTGTTGTCACAATTTCGGCGAGCCAGCCAGACTCGTGTATTTGAAGGCCAAGCACAGAATTTGGTTGTTGCTGCAGAATCACATTATCAAAACCTTAGAAAAAATCTCAAAAGTTTGATATCTCCTAGAGGATATCAAAAATATTTTGAAAACTGGTCTGCAGATCGCATTGACATTGCCGAGATAGTAGTAGAAGATATTAAAAATTTATTTGTAGAACAAGTCATTGATCCCAGAATTGTCAATGCTCTACCTATTTTATCTAAAATCACAACTGGTCTCCGCGAAGCCGATGAATTCGAAAATTGGGCCGACCGAGTCGTTGATCCACGTGAGTTAGCTACTCGAGGACAACAACAAGAACTTGAAGAATTATTTAAAAATCCATTGACCGTGGGTCCCGAAGGCATTAATGCCAACGAACAACTCTACGATTTACTGCACGACAAAACATTGGCCGAAATAATTCAGAATTATGCCGAGCAGCAAGGTCCAGAATCTAATGCATGGGATAGTCCAGAAGTGTTGGCAAGATTGGCAGAATTAGGAATCAATTATGATTTCAACAATCAACAGGTAGATGAAGCTGTTCCTGCATGGGCCGCGTTAGCTGCTAGAGCTGCATTGGCAGCAGCTCCTCGAATTGCTGCTGCACATGTCGGTAATTTATTAGGCAACGACGAAGACGAATCTGAAAATCAAAAACAAGATATTTTGAAAAGATTAAAATATCTTACACAAAGATAAAAAAATCTACTTTTCTTCTTGATTAACTAAATAATAGTATGTATACTGTATCACAGTATGCATTAGGCATATACAGGCAAAAGATAGGCATATTTAAAGGAGAAAAACTATGGCATCTTTAAAAGAAATTCGCGAAAGACTACAGGCAGCTGAACAAAAAAATACCAATAGCCCAGGTTTCGGTGATAGTGCAATTTATCCACATTGGAACATTGAAGAAGGGCAATCTGCAATTATTCGATTTTTGCCCGACGGCAACGAAAAAAACATTTACTTTTGGGTCGAGCGAGCCATGATTCGCTTGCCGTTTAATGGTATCAAAGGTGATACTGACAGTAAACAAGTCATGGTGCAAGTGCCATGTATGGAAATGTTCAATGAGTCGTGTCCTGTTTTGACCGAAGTAAGAACTTGGTTCAAGGACGCTAGTTTGTCCGATATGGGTCGAAAATATTGGAAAAAACGCAGTTATCTATTTCAAGGATTTGTCAGGGAAAACCCCATGACTGGAGAAAGGATCGCTCCAGAAAATCCAATTCGACGTTTTATTATCGGTCCACAAATCTTTACAATTATCAAATCGGCACTGATGGATCCGGAACTAGAAGAACTACCAATTGATTATCAACGTGGTTTGGATTTCCGTATTCAGAAAACCAGCAAAGGTGGATTTGCTGACTACAACGGCAGTAAATGGAGTAGGAAAGAGACACCATTGACTCAAATCGAGCGTGATGCCATTGACAATTATGGTCTTTGGGATCTCAGTAGTTTCCTGCCCAAAAAGCCCACTGCAGTTGAAGTTCAAGCCATTAAAGAAATGTTTGAAGCCAGTGTAGATGGTCATCCCTATGACATGGATCGTTGGGGTCAATATTTCCGTCCGGCTGGTCTAATGGTTCAAAACGGATCAGCAGGTCCGGTGTTTGATGATGAAGAAAGTGTATCCACTGCTCGAGCACCTGCTCGTTCGACACAATCAACATCAACTGCTCGCACTACTACCAAACCAATAGTGGACACTGCACCAGCAGTTGATGCAGATGATGATGTTCCTTTTGCAGCCGATCCACCCAAGCCCACAGCAGGAAGTCAACGAACCGAAGATATTCTTGCTATGATTCGTGCAAGACAAAATAAAACCGTTAATTAATTTAGACCGGTATCAAGGGCCTCGGGGCCCTTGATTTATAATTATTGTTTTATAAGGACAAGAAATGCCAAAACCGTTCGATGTCTCTCGTTTTCGCAAAGAGATTACCAAATCAATCGAGGGACTGACTGTGGGATTCAATGACCCCACAGATTGGATCAGCACTGGAAATTATGCACTGAATTATTTGATTTCGGGCGATTTTCAAAAAGGTATTCCATTGGGCAAAGTAACTGTATTTGCTGGGGAATCAGGAGCAGGTAAATCCTATATTTGTTCTGGTAATATTATTAAAAATGCACAACAACAAGGTATTTTTGTTGTTTTGATTGACACCGAGAATGCACTTGACGAAGATTGGCTTAAAGCCTTGGGAGTCGACACCAACGAAAGTAAATTGTTGAAACTCAGTATGGCCATGATCGATGATGTGGCTAAAACCATCAGCACATTCATGAGTGATTATAAATCATTGCCTGCAGAAGAAAGGCCCAAAGTATTATTTGTCATTGATAGTTTGGGCATGTTGTTGACAGCCACTGATTTGAATCAATTTGAAGCTGGTGATCTCAAAGGTGATATGGGTCGTAAACCCAAAGCATTGACTGCATTGGTAAGAAATTGTGTCAATATGTTTGGTAGTTATAATGTTGGTATGCTTTGCACAAATCATACATATGCCAGCCAAGACATGTTTGATCCCGATGACAAGATTTCCGGTGGTCAGGGTTTTATCTATGCCAGTAGTATTGTTGTTGCTATGAAAAAACTCAAACTCAAAGAGGATGAGGATGGCAATAAAATTTCTGATGTCACT